TTGGCTTTACGTCTTGCTTTCGGCACTCTTTAAAAAATGCTACAGCTCCAGATATAGTATTTATATCAGTGATGGCGCAAGCATTATAACCAAACTCTTTACATTTGGATATTAGCTTGTCGGGCTTTGAAAAACCTCTTTGCAGGCTAAAGTGAGTCTTATTGTTTAGTGGAACCCAGTTCATTATTTACCTCAAATTCATTCAACTCTGAAATCGCAACATTATGGCAGTCAGCTCTAACAACAAAACCATTTGAAGGATCTATCTGGCCTTTAGTAAGCTTTCTAGCCTTCTCGAAATAATTATCGTGAGTCAACCAACCTAGTACCCACGCCCTACCCCATCTTTTGTTTTTGTTTTCTATTCTAACGAAAACATACCTGTCACATTTTTGCCTAGTGTTAAAGTTTGCAACTGAGCAATCGTAGTAGGGCTTAGGGGGCGACGTGCATCTCTTTGTTTTAACATCATATTTGATTCCGTCTTTAGAAACCAAATCATAATCATATGTGTTATTAATTGTACCATCAATAACAACATTTGCAACCTCTTCACCTAAAAAACCAGCAATATTTCCATCGCCTTTCATGATGGAGTTTTTAATAACTCCCATCTCTCTAGACTTTGCCCATGCGCGTTTCTTCATATCTTCTGTAATTTTTACTTCAATCATTATCCGGGAGCCTCATAATATCCAACATCAAAACCTTCTCTAGTACAATTCTGTATAGTGTCTAACATTCCAAACTGTTCTAAATGATTGCTGACATGCCTGCACATACTCTCATTAGTTCCGGGCCAGTCTTTCTTGCAAAAGTCGCAAAGTTTTTGACACTTCCAATGAGATTGGGTTCTAGAAAGCATTCTAGGTCGTGTTGTCTTCTTGATTTCCTCAAACCTATCCTTAAGCATGCCTAAAAATTTACGTCTGTCACTTTCTTCAAAGCAGATACTGAAAGGACCTCCATCTCTAATAAAGTATATCGACATAATGGCATCACTATATTCAGGAAAAAGGTGAGAAATCGCGTAATGATACAACATTAATTGCGGATCTTTACAGAGCTTCTCGTAAGTTTTTTCCTCGCCTGTCGCCCAGTTTAACCTACGGCCAGTCTTCCAATCTATAACTTCAATCACATTATCGTCTACCTCTGTCACGAGGTCGATTGTACCCTTAATCGCAAGCCTGCCTTCTACTCTAGTACCGTCTGGCATATCGTATTCATATTTAGCCCAGTCCTCTTCGATGGGTATATCAAACTGTGGTTCAGCCGCTACAATATTTCTCTTTCTGGGATCAAAGTTTCCGTCATCATAGGTCAACGCTTCCCAAGTTAGTTTATCACAAAACTTATAATCGGCATTAGTGTAATGATGATTGCAGTTAGATGTATAGTGGTCGTAGCTACGCTTAAGGATTTCGTTTACAAATTTCTTTGTTCCGAGTCTACGTTTAGTAAACTCGACCTCTCCGATAGCGTCATCCTCAAGCAATAGCTCGGCCTTGTCTTGATGTAGCTTCTTGCAGCCAGCGAGAACTTCCATAACTTTATGTACAATAGTTCCTAACTGAGCCTTTTTACCAGATACACTTTGATGACCTAGAACATAAGTCATAAAGTATTGCATCTGACAATACTCGAAATTGTTGTAGCTAGAGCTACGTATATATGTGACTAACATTTATTCGCCTTCTTGTTTGATAGCAGTAATACCGCCTACCAGTCCCTCAAAAGATGATTCTTCTGAGTCGATAGGTTCTACTGGCGCTTCTTCTTGTGCTACTTCTCCAAGCCAGCCCCATTCATCCATAAGTTCCACAACCATTTTATTGGTTTCTAACACGCTTAAGTCTTGATTATCTATAACAGAGTCGTAGCCTTCAAATCCATCTAGAGCTAGTTCGCTATTATGGTTGTCTTTTAAGTTGCTTCTAGTGAGGTGAATAACCTTTCCTCCAGCTCTCTGAACGGCCTCTACTTCATTTGGAAATCTGCAGTCAGAAATCACTGCAATTAAAGGCTCTTCATTAGATATGTTTTTTATAGTTCTTTCTGTCCATATATCAGAGTAGATGCCCCTACAAATATCAGTGCCAAAGACCTGTAAGAATTCTCTAGCTGTCATTCGACCCGTTTCATCACCGTCATAGCCGGGAATATCTTCCCATCTAATCCATGTCAGACTGTTTTTTTCAGCATTAGAGCCATAACACTGCTCCTTACTTAAACCAAAAAGTCCTGTAGCTATCTCTTTTAAGGGGGAAGCAAACGCATAATGCTTGATGAACGGCCACATATTATCGACAGCCCAAAATGCGAATTCAATATCCTCTCTAGTGACATCTAAAACTCCTTGATTTGAGCCGTCAGTAGAAACTATCAACTGGCCTTTGTCTGATATAGCAAAGTCATCGAGCAGTCCATGAGACTTCATTTGATATCCGTGCAGGAAATTACAGCAAGTGTTTTTGCCTGACTGTTTTTTACCCGCAAATGCTAAAATTCTAGTCATTAAAGTACCCCTTCAAGTTCGTTTATAATTTGTTCTTTGATTTGTTCTATGCTCATTTCACCAATATCTTTCTCTGATATGTCTGGACGGTAGTAATTAAACCTCCTACCTCCCTTTTTAATGATTTGTTCAGCGGCTCTTTCACCAGCCTCATCGGTGTCTGTTAAAATTACTAAATTTAAAGCTCCACTCTGTTCGAGCAAGACTAACTGTTCGTCACTTAGACTTGCGCCGAATATACCGACGCAGTTTTTAACACCCGCTTCGTGCATTCTCCATACATCGCCCTGACCTTCTACTAGCACAGCAGTTCCTGTATTTAGTATCTCTTCTTTGGCCACGTTCATGCCGTATAAGTATGCGCTTTTTCTAAACCCTTTACTATGCAGCCATTTTGGTTTCATCCACTCGGAAGAGGCGCGGCCAATACATCCAACATAATTATAGTCTTCATCGTAGATTGGGACAACAATTCTTCCAGACATTGGCTTATTTTTATTATTGCACATTCCAATGTCAAAGTTTACCAGAGTTTCTTCTTGATAACCTCTATTGATATAGTATTTAGAAGGTATGGCAATGCTTTCAACTATTTCATTTCTAGAAATCTTAGGAGCTTCTCTAAAAGGACTTCGTTCAAAAGTTTCAAGTATCTTGATATCATTATTAGTTTCAACGGCAGTGTTTGGTATATCTTCTGCCTTGAGGTCAAGAAATTTTAAGCAGAAGGAGTAAGCCGTATAGATATCTATCTCTTTACTGAGCTTGTTTGCTAAAGCCCCTCTAACAAAACCAAAGAGACTCTTAGAGTAATCTTCTTCACAGTGCTGCGTCCAGCACGCCCAATTACCTTTAGAGGTATTGCCATCAGTAAAGATACTACACCCCATCGGATTATCACCACCATGAATAGGGCAAGCGAAGGATAGTCTGTTAGGATGCTCTTCGTACTCTATATCAAAATACGACATTATGTCGTGTAGTCTGGGAAATAATTTATTCGATATCTGAAATATCTGTGTATTGTTCAACGCCATTTTCTGTGTCAAAGCCTTTATTCTTAGTATCGCTGGATTTGCGGAGCTCGTTTCTCGTTCGACCTTCCGAAATCTTTCCAAACTTGCCGATCATATCCATGTTGATATAGTCTCCATCATCAAGACCAGACCCGTGTCTGGCGACAATCGGCACCAATTTTCTGTTACCGTTTTCTTCAAGATCATCCGCCATCTCTTCATCTGATTTCATCTTAAAAATACTAAAGCTAGTACATAGCCATATGAGTCTATCAGATCCAGAAACAACGTCTGTTGATTCTTTTGTTATACCGTCTCGATTAAGCTGCACAAAGCTCAGGCATGGTACATCATACTTGACAGTAAAGTTATGCAGTTGTGTTATTTGAAAGCCTAAGACTTGAAACTCCTGCATTGAATTAGATATGCTGTCGGAGTTCATAAGTTTAAGGTAATCATAAATTATGAGACAGTCTTTTGTTCTTCCATTTTCGTCAAAGCCTACCTCTTGATATATCCACTTACGCATAATGCTTAGTATGTTTTCAAAAGGTTGACCCGCAATGCTTACATAATGATAAGGTATATCCTTTAGATGTTCGGCTCCCTTTTCTACCTTTTCAACATCTAGCTCGTTATTTGCAAACTTACCAGCAGCAAGCCTGTTTATTTCGACATTGCTTAAATTTGCCAGCATTCTATTCAGGTGATCTTCCTTAGACATCTCAGTATCTAGCATTAGTACTGGGATATTTAAATTCTTCGCCACATGTAGAGCTACAGCATCTCCAAACATAGACTTACCTACTTTAGGTCTAGCAGCAATTAGGTCAACACATTTTCGTCTTAAACCTCCACCTATAGCCTCGTCATAGACTGGAAACCCAGTGCTTATGCCAATAGACATATCTTTGTTTTCTTTGAGGTATTGGATATATTCATCAACCTCATCGCCAATAATCTCAGGCTTGTTACTTGCTCTCTGATATATTTTAGAAGTGACCTCTAAAACAGGCGATTCAATTAGAGAGATGATGTCATTTATATCTTCATCTCCAGTGACTTTGTCTATCTCAGAAGAACAAACCTTCAAAGTCTTTTTGACATCACGAGCGACTTTAAGTTTTGAGATTTTAGCTGCATGGATTTGTACGTTTTCCTTATTTATAGGAAAGTTAAATAACGATCTTATAAAACCTATCTCTTCTGGACTACTAATATTTTCATAGAAGCCTAGTTGATTGGCTGAAGATAGCAGGGAAGAAAGCTCCACGCTCTGAGAGTCTTTCATAGACTTCTCAATACACTTGAAGATGATTTGGTTCATCTCGTTTGTAAAATAGCTAGAGTCAACAAAATCAATATCAAGATAGCAGTCTAATCCATACTGACATATTCCAGCCAGCACAGCTCGCTCAGCCGCTAAGTCTTCTAGCTTCCGTTTATTTTCTTTATTTCGTACCATAATAATCCAATATTGGCCATAGCATAAGAAATCCACATCAATGCGTGTGGATAATCTTTTTGTTTAATACATGAGCCGCATACGATAATATACATCAATGCGGAAACAGCTATCGCTGTCATACCAAAAGTCATTTACATACCTCTAAATATATAAAATCCCATACAAATAGTGGCGCTTAAAAATACACCGAGTAAAAAATCTTTCCATTCTAAAGTTATCGCTTTTTTCATTATCCAAAAAATCCTTTAATCTTAGTTAAAATATCACCACCTCCAAAACCTCCTTTGAAGATAACTAGGTATGCTACTATAGCACCTGCGATGATAAAAAACAACCATTTTCTTTTAGATGCAACCGCATAAATCTTTTCTTTTAATGCATTCAGCTTCTCTAATCGGTATTCCCGTCTTTCCTTTACTTTTTCTTTACGTTCTTCTTTTCTATCTTCTTTAGCTTCTCGACGAACCTCTCCTCTAGTCCTAACAGCTTCTTCTGCTGTAGGTTCTTCGGGTGTCTCTTCTTGACCTCTAGCAGCTTTCCTCTCGGCTAGTATTTCTTGTAATCTGTTAAAAGGCATTATTATCTCCCAGTGCTGCCAAAACCACTATCGCCTCGGTCAGCCTCATCTAAATTTTCAACTTCTATAAAATCTACATCCTCTACCTTTTGTATAAGTATCTGAGCAATCCTATCACCCGGCTCTATCATAAAAGTAGATTCTGAAGTATTAAGTAAACAAACTTTGACTTCTCCCCTATAGCCGGAGTCAATTACTCCAGCTAAAACGGCAATGCCATTTCTTACCGAAAGGCCTGATCTTGGCCAAATAAGCCCAACACACCCTTCTGGTATTTCTATAGCAATTCCTGTTGATACCAGTTTCCTGCAGCTTCGCATGACAGCGTCTGTCTTGGAGGCATACAAATCCCATCCAGCATCTGTGACGTTCGACCGTGTTGGAACTCGTGCGGTTTCTGATAATAGTTTTACTTTGACCACTATCTTCTCCTTCCAGACAGGCAGGCGTCACAAACAAACCATTCTCTTTTATGAGATTCATGTACATCAAAGATCTGTCCGCACTCCTGACATTTTTGAGATATCATTTTAGAAGGGTTTCTTCTTTCTGTTAGTGCAACATCTGGCGTAATTATATCCACATGTTCTGTCTTGTCGTCCACAAACTGATTTACTCTATCTTTAATAGAATTCACTGGTACGTGACGTTCTCCTTTAGCCTCTGATCTTTCAGGCATAGAAAAATCATCGACAGAAACTTTTCTTATTGGCTTCTCTTTTGGCTGCACTACAGGCTCAGGTTCTTGAACGGTAGAATTGTCGGCTATAAGCTGATTAGCCATAGCTATCAATTCAGCATCGTTCAAGGCTATACCCTTTCTTAGGAGGTCTTTAGCCGTTTCCAGTACGCTCATTAGTATCCTCTTTTCTTCCCTATGTCATGCAGTACCGACGCCATTTTCTTCACAGCATCTATCTTGCCTGACAGTCTATTTATTCTAGCCTCAGCCGTTAGCTTTAATCTATTTAACTCTGCGGCTAAGGGGTTTTCTTTTATAGCAGAGTAGTAACGCATCTCCCATTTAGCGTACTGCCCTCCATAGTTGTCCATTTTATCTGCGACGATAAACCAGATGCTATCGCTAGAAAATTCTACAACTGTCTTTTCTTTATTATGTAGGGTTTGTAGATATTCGGCATGTGAAAATAACACAAAGCTAAAAGAAAGCGCTTTTTCTTGACTCAATGATCTGATATCATCAGACTTCATTGACATAATTTCAGCGACTTCCTCATTCTTTTCAGCTAAGTCTATGTTTCTATCTTCTATCCAGTCATCGACTTTCTGTAGAAATTCATTTACTTTCTGCTCGTTAGTCAAACTTTGCTCTCCATTGTTCTTCAGACTCATCATAATTTAGTTCAATCAAAGTCATATGGTTTAGTTTACACCAAGCTCTTTTATCTTTGTCTCTCGCTTGAGCTTTGAAAAAAGCCATCTTGTCTTTGTGAAAAAATGAATTAAACTTAAAGTGCTGTTCCCCGTGTACTTCTACGATCAAATCTCTATTAGGTACATATAGGTCAGCATACAAAAGCGTTCTCCTAGAACCTGTTTTAGTTCCCGGTAGTGTCACTTCCTCTAGTATTCTATCATAAGGATATACTTCTTTCAAGATGGATCTTGCTTTTTTATGCAAAGAAGATCTGTTTTTTTCATCTACTGAGGCTTGGCTTCTAGAGGGGTTCCACTTCCAAGTTTTACCATCAAGACCTTCTACGTGCATTAAAGCATACCCTTTATTTCATGCTCTAAGATAGTAACTACCTCTTCGTTACTTAGCAAGAAGTTGTACAGCTTTTCTTGCCCCTGAAACTTTACTGCTTTGAGAACAGCATCTACATTATCTGTGTCAACTTCAGGTTTAATTTTTTTGACAGTCTCTTTGTGGGCCAGCATAAACTCGCAAGTCAACCAAGCTCCCGCCTTAGCTATGAGTCCAATGTCCAATGCCAACATTACGAGCTCTTGTATCTTGTCGATTCCGTGCCCATATTTAATCCAGCTTTGGCACTCAGTTCCGGGAGATCCCATAGAAGAGCAGACAACTTTCCAGTTTACCGCCTGACCGACCTGAGTATCTGACTGAACCCAAGGAGTGATTGACTTCACTTCCATTCTAGTGTCTGCCTGATATTGAATTTTTCTCCCACAATCAGGCATTCTTGAGGCTCCATATCCAGAGGTGTTCGCAATGAAGTGGGTAATGATGATCAGTGTCGCCTTTTGGTTTGGGACTATTTGTCCCATTTTCTTGCAAAACACAGATAGAATTTTTGGTAGACCTGCGCGTCCGGGAGTCATGTCTCCATCCAGCTCTTTTTCGGGCATTAGAGAAGAAGTAGAATCAATAATGCAGACACAACCTTCATTTTCTTTAGCGCTAACTAATTTGACTGCGATATCTAGAAAAGCCTCTGCGCTTAATGGTTCATCCTCAGAGTGAATGATCTGCATCTTTTCTTTGTCAAGACCATCTACACCAAGTAGGTTCATTTCTTTTAGCCTACCCTCTGCGTCTAGGTATATAATAGGTCTTCCATCCTTTTGGCAGTTTGCTGCGATCTGTAACGCTGTTGTAGTCTTGCCGCATTTAGGATCTCCGGTAAGAATAACCCAAGAACCTTCTTTAATCCCACCATTTAACGCTAAGTCAATAGAGGGGCTGACACTAATGACTTTATAGTCTTTTCGCCTTTCTAAAACTTGGTTTCCGGTAGAGATTACATTGCCATATTTTTTTACAATTTCTTTTACAAACGACGGATCGTCTTTCTTAACTCTCGGCATCTTTATTCCTTAACTTTGAAAAAAGTGTTTTAGATCCAAACGGTTTTCTTGGCTTTGCATTTGGATCTGATTTCTTAATATTTAACTTTGTTTTCGCAACAGTTGTTTCTTTGACACTGTGGTTAGAGATTTCTTCTTTAACCCAGTTTGGCAAGGCAGAGTATACTCTTTTGTTTTTATTTATTATATAATCGTAAACCCTCTTCTCTCCAAATTCAGATATGAGTTTGTTACATCTCTGTACCTGTCTGGTGTATTGAGCTTTTTGCGTTTTCGACCAGAACTTGTAGGCTAGAGATCCCTTGTTGTCTTTCTCTGCCTTCCTTTGGACGAGTATCTCGGCTATGTATTGTGCAGTGGTACAGTACTCACCCGTTGAGGGTGATTTGAACCTGCTCACTTTGCTTCTTTTCTGAGCCATCTTTCCAGATCATATAAGATAAATTTTCTTGAGTAGTTTTTCTAACTTGGGCAAAGTCTACAAATGAACACTCAGGCCAGCTGTATTTTTTGATTTCTACATGTTGAAGATCATCCTTTAATATACCAAAAGTCATATGTTGATATGATGGGCCATCTCCAGTGTTCATGTCGATGTCTTTTGAAAAGCCTCTAAGTATGAAGAATCCGTCTAGACCATTCTCATCCTCGAAAACAATCTCTTCTGGAGCGCCCATAACTATTACCTGAGCTTTACATACACACCTGCCGTTTTCTTCGCAATATTCTTGCAGTCTAAGCCAAGGACTTTCTTCTACTCCCGGACGTTCATAGTCTCCCCAAACAATCGTGTCATCGTCAAGAGTACATTTCCAAGTCATAGAAATGTCCTCCATGATTAGCTTTCTAATGTGGTTATCTCTTTGAGTGCATATCATCTTAGTCTCCTTTGATTTTATGAATAACTCCCCTATATCTTGCAGGGGTAGGATCTTCCTTTGGGGGCTCTTTCTTGTATTCATCAGCTCTCATGGAAGCGCTCTCCGTCATAGTGACAACTCCGTACTTTTTGTTTCTGGCCATTAAATCTCCAGACGTAGGAGCTTGTGGTGCAGCCTCTTCCTGCTGCTCAAGCGAATCAGAAAATTTCTTGACAGAAGCTTCCGACCTATCAAGCTGTTCCGCCAACTCTTCTGTGGGCAGATGTTGATTATCTGTGATATATTTTTTTTCATCTTTGGACAGTGGACCTTTTTTAGCCATGTTAAATCTCCATCATTAAACGTCTTGCTCTAGTAAAGAAAATTCTATCTTCACTAGATATATAATCAATATAATGGTTAAATACACTCTCTTTAACCTTCTTAAAGGAAAAGTATGGCCTGCCTTGCTTGCCTTTATCTGCTCCAAACGGGTCAAATAAATCTCCTCTTCCGTATAACACATAATATGTATAGCTGTCACCAGCAATTACCTTCTTGGCGAAAGCATTTTTCTCTTTATCAGGAACGCTACCTAGAGTCCCGAAAAGTTGTATCTCCGTCTTAGGTGGCTGAGGTATATCCAAGCCATCTAAATTTTCATTCTCCCATCTAGCCATTAACTCTCTCCAATTTATCTTTAATCTTGCGTATGCAGTCGGCCCTGTTAAGACCTTCAACTGCAATGACTGCTTTATTATTTATTCCATGTTTTTGAATTACATCTTTAGAAACAGGCATCGGATACAATGTTCCATCGGACATCACTTCATGTATCCGTATATCAAATGTGACTATTGCTTTGTGAGGGCTTTCAGCTCTATTGTTCTTGCTAGACATTATCACCCTTCTCTATATATCTTTTCTTTTCTTGTGCTGTCATCTTGTTGATTTTATTTCTGAACCTGTTTACTTCTTTATCTTTAATATGCTTGTCCATATTATCAGCCTTCATCTTGTCTTGAAGCTCATAATTTCCCATTTTTTGAGTATTTCTATCTGCAAGATGTTGCACAGTCGTAGGATCGCCTTTTACGAAAGCGTTAGGCGCCTGTAGAATGACCCGCCTGTATTCCTCTAGCCCACACTCAGGGCACTTTGTCAGGGGTCTATCGGAAAATTTTTGGAATATCTCTTCGGAAAAGCCGCAGCTACGACATTCGTAATCATAAGTTGGCATGTAAAACTCCTGTAAATAAGTCTATGATATTATAGAATTACCTATCGAGTTTGACATCTATTTTCTTCAAATTTTCTGAGAATTGTTGCAATGTGCTTATGGTTGTTTCTCTAGCTACTTTCTCTGCGGCCTCAGTAGCGTAAGCCTCGACTTCTATTGGGAGTTCATCAGAAAGCGCCTGAAGAAATGACTCAAACTTCATAGCTGTATCAGTCTGGATCGTATGTCCATGATAGACTCCATCTTCCACAATTCTAAGCCTTTTCTCTAATTGATAGCTATTATATTCAGCCCTAACTCCTATAACTAAAATAGCAGCTAAAAAGATCCCTCTAAAAATATTTGACTGGTTCATCGTCATCTTCTTTCTTGTTTAATCTTATAAGAATTTTGGAGACAATATCGCTTCGCACGATATCGCTATAGTCAAGCTCGCAAACTCCTACACCGGAGACATCAACTAATTTTTCCATACAGGTGTGCAAACCTCCTTGTTGCTTACCTAAGTCGGATTGCCTTAAGTCTCCATTTATCACAGCTTTGGATTCTTTACCAATTCTAGTAATAAACATCTTGATTTGCTCAAACGTAGCGTTCTGTGCTTCATCAAGGATCATAAAGCAATTATGAAAGTTTCGCCCCCTCATATATTCCAAGGGGCAAAGTTCAATAATGTTTTTATTCCTATACGCCTCGACGGTATTCTTGGTAAGATACTGGTTCATTTCTTCTAGTATAGGTATTAAGTACGGGTTAATCTTTTCGACTAAAGTTCCCGGAAGATGTCCTAGACCTCTACCCGATTCTACAACAGGTCTAGTGATAATGATTTTATCTACCTTCTTCTCGATTAAATATTCACATGCCATTCCCACAGATACACTGGTTTTTCCTGAACCTGCTGGCCCTGAGCAGAATGTCACATCAGACTTGTGGATATGACCCATATAGTCTTCTTGATTTCTAGTCTTTGGTCGTAGTATCTTTCGGCGCTGTCTAGTTGCGGGCTTCTTCTTTGATTGTCTTGCCATTAATTGTTCTCTACTGTTATAGTTTTAATTTCTGAATCTTGACACATTGGACACATCGGCTGAGAGCCGGGCTCATGTATCCCGAGTTGGTGATGAGTCATGAGGATTGCTTGCATTATCTGTGAATCCCTAAGTCTCGCATGTAAGGGTAATTCCATGAGGTCTTTCCCTATAGGGATTTCAACTTGTATTGCTGGGTCCTTATTCATTATATGTTTGAACATATAGAAAGAGCCCGCTAAATTCAGCAAAGATAGTGAAAAAAGCACGTAAACTGCGTTCTTATAGAATTTCATTATATTAACCAAACAGTTCGGTTATAACCTTACCAGAGTTGGCGATCTTCATAGGTCTACCACTGTTGCTAGTAAACGTAGTGCCCAAAGAAATACCTAATGCCTTACATACAGAAGCCATAACATCCTGAGATGAATGTGGTTCTGTTTCAACACGAGTACCATCTGAGTTTGTTTCGCCAATAGCGATGCCGCCATTCATTCCGGCTCCACCAACGACAACACTCCAGCTTCGTGCCCAGTGGTCACGACCAGCATTACCGTTAATTCGAGGAGTTCGACTGAACTCACCCATCCAAATAATCGCTGTGTCTTGTAGTAACCCACGCTGTTCTAAGTCTTCATACAGCGCGCTCATGCCTTGATCTAACATGGGCAATTTCGTATCTCTCAAAGTAGGAAAAATATTTTGATGATTATCCCAACCACCTAGATTAACTTCGATAAAAGGTACGCCAGCTTCTACTAAGCGTCTAGCCATTAAGCATCCCTTACCAAAATTATTATCTCCATATCTCTCTTTCACATCTTCAGGCTCGCTAGCCACTTTCAGTGCGTCCATCTGTGAACTTGTTAAGACATTGAATGTTTCCTTGAGGATCGCCTGATGTTCTTTTGCTAGTGATCCTCGCCTTTGATTTATAAAATTATTTTCAATAGCATCCAAAGCGTAGGCTCTCTGATAAAATCTTTGGTCTATTTTCATATCTAGATTTCTAATTCTGCCATCGCTATTTACAGAAAAGGGATTGTATTTAGCTCCAAGAAAACCAGCTCCCATACTACCTCCTCCTACGGATATAAACTGAGGAATTGCGATGTCTTCTCTTTTTAACTGATGAGATATTACAGATCCATAGCTTGGATGGTCAATAGATGGATTAGGCACATAGCCGGTATGCATGTAATATCGTCCTCGCATATGATCGGCTTCACGAGTGCTCATACTGCGAATGATTGCAGCGTTATGCATTTGTTTGGCCATTAAAGGCATATGCTCACTAATCTGAACGTCGCCACTCGTGGCAATAGGACGAAAAGGCCCTCCGGTTGGAGCACCGGATTTTAAGTCCCAGATGTCCATCGTGGAAGGCCCACCCCCCATCCATAATAAGATAGCTGATTTACCATTCTTTTTTAACTGATTTTCATTTGCCTTAACTGTCTCCGCTAGAGACAAAGCACTCATTACAGATGTTAAAAATGTACGCCTTTTCATAATTTTATCCTTATGTTGTTATTTCTAGTTGAGCAGGGGCATCTCCTGAGTCCTCGTACATTTCAACCCGTACCATTTGATTATTACCTCCGGGCTGACTTGTTTTTGGGTAGAATGCGATAACTATACTATTACCCGAAGACCATCCCGACCTATCCACAACCTCCTGAATTACAGTTTTAATATCAGGAGAA